TCCAAATATCATTCCGATAAGTATTAGGTATGGTGGAATAAAAGGAGACATTTTAAACAATTATAATAAGATCAAAGAATTTTTTGGTTTAAGAAAATTACCAGATCTTGAAATAAAAGAACTGGTAAAATTTATTAATATGTACTGAAGGCGAACATTATGGAAGTAAAGATCGGTATTGAAGAACTCCGAAAACATAAAATTATGGTATGCACTCCAATGTATGGTGGAATGTGTAGTGGAATGTATTCAAAGGCTTGTTGTGACCTTGCAACATTGTCTACCAAATATCAAATGGACTTGAAATATTTTTATCTTTTCAATGAGTCCTTGATTCCCCGAGCAAGAAATTATCTGGTTGATGAATTTTTGAGAAGTGATTACACTCACCTCATGTTCATTGATGCAGATATTCATTTTGATCCGAATGATGTTTTGGCACTTGCTGCTTTAGATAAAGACATTATCGGTGGGCCATATCCAAAGAAATGTATTGCATGGGAAAAAGTACGGAATGCAGTTGATAGTGGTCTTGCAGATGAAGATCCAAATATATTAGAGCAATATACTGGTGATTATGTTTTCAATCCAGTAGAAAATACACATCAAATAAAAGTATCAGAACCAGTTGATGTACTTGAAATTGGTACTGGTTTTATGATGATCAAGAGACAAGTATTTGATGACTTCAAAGAAGCATTTCCTCAATTTTCATATCGCCCAGATCATAATAGATCAGAGCATTTTGCTGGTGATAGAATGATTCACGCATATTTTGATACTGTGATAGATTCAAAACAGTATTTGGGTGATATTTCTGATAATAGTGAAAGGTATCTGTCAGAAGATTATTTCTTCTGTCAATTTGTACGTAAATTGGGGTATAACATTTATCTATGCCCGTGGATGAAACTTGGACATATGGGATCATATGTTTTTTCTGGCTCTATGGGAAGTCTTGCAAATCTAGAATTTGCATCTCATGGTGCTGATACTGCAAGAGTGAGTAGTCATGAAAAAAGAAAACGAAACAAAAACAAAAACAAGAAAAAGAAAAAGTGATGTTGATTATGTTTTTGATGAGGGGAAATATTTAAGTGAAATTTGGGATGCAATAGACAAGACCTATTCTTCCCATTATGCCCAAAACAAAATACAATCAACAGAATTTATTGCAGATGCAGGACATGGTGAAGGTTTCTGTATCGGTAATATAATTAAATACGCTCAGAGGTATGGTAAGAAGGGCGGATTTAATAGAAATGACTTGACAAAAGTCGCTCATTATGTTATTATTATGTTATACCTACATGATAACTTTTATAACCGAAAAGGAGAATAAGATGAAATTAAGTGAAAACACAGTAGGGTTTTTGAAAAACTATGCAAACATTAACCAAAGTTTGGAATTCCAAGAAGGGAAAACTCTTAGAACAGTTTCCCCCCTAAACACTATTCTGGCCTCAGTAGAGATTAGTGAAGACTTTCCTAGAACTTTTCCTATCTATGAGTTGAATAGATTTCTTGGAACATTGTCATTGTTCAATGATCCAGAATTGGATTTTACAGAAAATGGTGTTGCAATTAAAGATGGGAGTCATGAGGCAACCTATCGGTATTGTGGAAGTAGTTCCATGTTCCAAACACCACCTGAGAAAGATATATCTTTTCCAGAACCAGATGTTGAATTTACTCTTGAAAAAGATGTATTCAAGAAGACCATCAATGCGGCCAATACTCTTGGTTTGCCCGAAGTAGTAATAGAAGGAAATGGTACTGAAACTAGGATTGTTGTATCTGATACAGGCAATACTACTTCAGATAATTTCTCTACTGATGTGGGAACTACGGATAAGACATTCCGTATGATTTTCAAAACTGAAAATCTCAATAAATTGATGGAAGGAACATATGATGTAAAACTTTCATCTAAACGAATTTCACATTTTAAAAGGACAACTGATTCTCTTCAGTACTGGATTGCGTTAGAACAAAATTCAACATTTGAAGGGTAGTCATGGAAAAATCTTTATTATGGGTTGAGAGGTATCGCCCATCAACAATTGATGATTGTATCTTGTCTGATACGATTAAAAATACCCTAGAGGATTTGGTAAAAGATGATACTGTACCAAATCTCATGTTCACAGGGCCTGCTGGAGTTGGTAAAACAACTGTTGCGAGGGCAATCTGTGATATGACAAATTCTGATTACATCATCATCAATGGTTCTGATGAGGGTAGAATGATTGACACTCTCAGAACTAAAATGACACAATTTTGTTCTACTATATCCTTGTCTGGAAATAGTAGAAAAGTTGTAATCATTGATGAGGCAGACTACTCAAATCCAGATTCGGTGCAACCAGCATTGAGGGGATTCATAGAAAAGTTTGCAGAAAATTGTTCTTTCATATTCACTTGTAATTACAAGAATAGAATCATTGAACCGATTCATTCAAGATGTGCAGTAGTAGATTTTACTTCTCCGAAAAGTGAGAAACCAGAAATCGCAATGCAGTTTTTAGATCGGTGTGAGAATATCCTTTCCGATGAAAATATTGTATACGATAAGAATGTAATTGCGGCTCTAATCAGTAAACATTTTCCAGATTTTCGGAGAGTGATTAATGAGTTGCAACGATATTCTACATCTGGCGAAATAAATGCAGGAGTTCTTGCAAATATAGGAGAACTAAATTTAGATCAATTGATGTCTGCATTGCGTGAAAAGAATTTCCAAAATATGAGGAAATGGGTTACAAATAATTCAGATAATGATCCTGCATCTGTATATCGTAAAATTTATGATAAATTGTATGAGGTTTTGGCCAAATCATCCATACCTCAAGCAGTCTTAATTATTGCAGATTATCAGTATAAATCTGCATTTGTTGCAGACCAAGAGATTAACTTGGTTGCTTGCCTGATAGAGTTGATGGCGGAATGTGAGTTCGTATGAGTCCATTTGAATTCATAAATCAAATCAATCATGGTAAGACAAATCTGATTGATCAAACTCCCGAAGTAGAAAAGGAATATAAATCATTCATTGTCAATCGTGGATTAAGTTTCAACCACGATACGGCATTATATGCAAATGAAATGAACTTTCATAGTCACCTTGATTCAAAACTCCAATTCGACTTTTTTCTAAATACTATTAGACCAAAGAAAAGATATGGTAAATGGTTAAAAAGGAAAAAAGAAGATAATGTAGTTCTTGAATTAATCAAGAAGTATTGTAAATGCAGTTATGCGAAAGCGAGAGACTACGCTTTACTTCTCAATGAGTCGCAACTGGATATTATTAGACAACAAATTGATATAGGTGGTTTGAAAGGAAACAATGAGTGAAGAAATCATCCAACGGATGGTTGAAGTGAAATTAAAAGAAGCCGATGATTTTCTCAAGGTAAGAGAAACCCTCACAAGAATCGGTATTGCATCACGCAAAGAAAAAACTTTATTTCAATCATGTCATATCTTGCACAAGCAAGGTAAGTATTACATAGTACATTTTAAAGAGTTATTTGCACTAGATGGTAAAACATCTAATTTCTCAGAGAACGATGAAGCAAGGCGCAATACCATTGCAAATCTTCTCGCAGAATGGGAATTGATTTCATTAGTGCAATCGGATAAATCAGCAGAACCTACAGTTCCATTGAGTCAGTTAAAAATCCTGTCTTTCAAAGAAAAAGACGAATGGGAATTAACTCCAAAATATAATATTGGTAACAAAAGGGATTCTGATGAGAATGACCAGTAATCTATATTTTTATAAATTACACACAAACGTAAAAGATCCTGTTCGTGCAACGGAAGGATCGGCCTGCTTTGACTTGCACGCTTCTTTACCAGAATCTTCAGAAATAAAAGTATATTTAAATAATTTTGAAGAGCCGGAGAAACGAACTAGAAAAGTTGTAAATGAAAAAGTGCAAGTCAATCCCAACGAAAGACTATTGATCCCTACAGGATTGGTTTTTGATATTCCAAAAGGATATTCTGTTCGGTTATATCCAAGATCTAGTCTTGCATTAAAACAGGGATTGACACTGGCAAATAATGTTGGAATTATTGATTCTGATTATGTTGAACCAGTTTACATGATGATTTATAATATCAGTGGCTATCAACAATTCATAACTAACGGAGAACGTATCTGTCAAGCAGAATTGATAAAAGAATATCCATGTATAATAATGGAAACAGAAGAACAACCAGAAAGAAAAACTGACAGAGATGGTGGTTTTGGAAGTACTGGAAATTAAAACTTGACTTTTTCTATAAAACTTAGTATAATAATAGAAAAGGAGATAAATAATGATGAAACCGAAATATACATTATTAGTGAAAGAGGGATCTTATACCGCAGATTCACTAATAACATTGATTTTTATAGTGTTAAAACATCGCTTCCAACACCTATGTAAAGGTGAAGGATGGCGTGATTGAGGTTGTCCATAGTGGAAACCTCTAACTTACCCATCGCCCGTGCTAGGGGGTGGGGATATTTTTAATAACCTTGCTTTTTATAAGGAGGAATTATGGTTACATTAGCACATCACAGTCCGCTTACCGCAGGCGATCTTGAACGATTTATGGGTCTTTCCGTTGGATTTGATCGTATGTTCAATCGTATGATGGATTTTCCTAATACATCACAGGATAGTGGATTTCCGCCCTACAACATTCGTAAAGAAGATGACTACAATTATGTCATAGAAGTGGCCCTTGCTGGGTTTTCTGAAACTGACATTGAAGTTGAGGTGAAGGACGGAATAATCACAGTACGTTCAATAGAAGACAAAGGTACTGATACCACTCAGTACGTTCATAGAGGGATTGCCCGAAGGTCATTCTCTAAATCTTGGACTCTTTCTGATGATATTGTTGTCAACAGAGCGGAGTTCAATAATGGTCTTCTAAATATTTCTTTGGAGAAAGTGGTGTCCGAAGAAAAGAAACCACGTTTGATTCCCATTACTAAATTGATTAGTAAGTAATCATTCTCCAAACCCCATTGAAGAATATATACTTTAATGGGGTTTTTGTTTTTAACTTTTGAAGGAGAATAATATGTTACCACTTGCAGGAATGCTATTCAATGTGGTTGCTGGATTAGTAGTTGATAAAGCTCAAGATCTGGCTGAAGAACACGTTGAAAAGATGTTAGATGATATACTTCCAGACAACGCAAAAAAAGAATTAGATAAAATTATAAAGGGCGACAAATCTCATGTATTTGAGAATGCAAAAGATGCTCTTAAAGGTGCA